AGATATTACCAAGTTGAAATCTTTTTTCTGTAGCACCCGACGCGTCTCTTAAAATATCAGCATAATCAACTACAACCAAATCTGGTATAATATTCTGAATTTCCATTTGTTTCAAGTGTGCCGCAATCGTTTGTACCGATGCCGATCTTGTCGGCCAGTATTTGATTATCATTTTTCCCGGTAATGCATCAATTACAGCTTTCACTTCATCTTGATGATATTTAATGTTTGCGGTTGGTATTCCACTAATGATAGTATCATATCTCAACCCAACATAATTTTGGTTTAATTCCAGTGTATAATGTACTACTGTTAAACCCTTTTTTACACCATGAGCGGCTACGGTTTGTAGCACCCAAGTTTTTCCAATTCCAGCCGGTGCAACCACAACTATCAATTCTCCAGCTCCAGCTCCCCCGTCCATTAATTCTGTGATAGAATCCCAAGGGGTTTCTACCGTATCTCTAACGCTTTTTGTCAATCGTTCCTCCAAGCCCACAATATAATCATGGCCTATATCTCGTTCTGATCCAGCTTTAAGGGCACCATCAATTAACCCCTTAATCGAATCGTATTCTTTATTCTGTAATAGGTCAACCGATTTTATAATCGCATTTTTTAGGATTTGGTTTTTGCAAAATTCTAAGGACTCCTCTTTGATAAATTCCAAGTCCGTGGATTCCATTTGTTGCCACGCTTCTTTTAATTTAACAATGACCGATGCCTGTAGTATATCGTTCTGTATATCGTTTATTTTGATTTTTAATACATCCAGAGTTGGATTTGTTTTGTACTCAACATAATATTCTTTTATTATGTCCACTAGCCATTGATTGGCCTCACTATCAAACATGACTGGTTCTAATATATCTCCAATTGTTTGAGAATACTTCGTATCAGCTAGTAATGAAGATATTACTTTTGTCTGAAATGAAGACCCATAACCTGTGAATTTTGATTGCTCATCTGACATAAAAATTTGTTCCTTTAATCCCGTGACCTATGTTCTTTTCCGTGTATATAGATATCGTATATATGGCAAAAAACGCTGATATATTTTCAATTATATTCATTTATTTTTTACTCATCGTATAATTTTTTCATTCGGTCACGTTTGGCCTTTTCTATTTTTTTAGCGCGATAACGCTCTCTAGCCTTTTTCAATATTTCTTTTTTATTGCGTTCATAATGATCGGCCTGCCATTTCTTTTGGGCCTCTTTGCGTTCTTCTACGGTATTATACTTCTTGTTTCTTCCCATTATGCTCTCTTGCAAATTTATCCAATGTTAAAAATGATTGGTTCAACCAAGTGTCCACATTTGGAATTGATTGTTGCAATTGATCTTGGATAAATCTTTTCTCAAATTTTAGCTTATTCAGTTGCTGATGTTCACCGTCAATGGCGGATAGAATTTTGAATTTGGAAGCATTACTAATGTCCACTTCATTCAATTGCATCAGCTTCCAATTCAAATGTAATATATTTTCATTGTCTATCACATTTTCATATACTTTCAATTTGTTCTCTTGTGACTTGGCATGCTGTATTAAATCTTCGATTTTCATATTTACATTTTCATCCAGAATATCCGGAAATCTTTTTATAATTGTTTTGATTTTTGCTCCACCTACCCCAGGAATATTATCCGATACGTCACCTTCCATGATTCTATATGCTAAGAAATTATTAGGTGGAATTTGGTATTCTTCCTTTATTCTCTCTGGTGTATATAATATTTTTTTGGTAGGAGACCAAACTGAAATCCTGTCACTAACCAACTGCAAGAAATCTTTGTCGGTGCTCATAAATGTGATTTTACTATCGGTCAAAACCTGCTTCGCGATGTACGCCATTGTATCGTCCGCTTCAATATTCTCTATAACTACCAATGACAATGGGAGTGTTCCCAGATAATCTATCGTCTTGCGTAATTGCATCATCATTGATTCGTGTTCATCTTCAGCGGTACTATACACGTCACCCCTATTTAATTTGGAGATTTTCCGTTTGCCTTTGTATTCAGGAAATAATTTTCTCCTGCGCACTGATCCACCCTTACCGTCAAATGTAACTATCAGTCGGGTAGGATTTAATGTTTTTACTGTGAATGCTAGAGACCTCAAGAATCCAACTATACCCCCGACATGAGCACCATTGGTGTTAGTCATTGGTACGGCACTGAATGCTCGGATGAATGTGTTCAATCCATCTACTATTAATACCCTGCTATTAAATTCTAAATCTTCTATTTCATCATGTTCCTTTTGAATCTGATCAAATATTCTTTGCAACGTCTGTTTATTCATAATTCCTTTCGTAAAAAGGGGCATTTTCAAGTTTTATATATTTATGTATGTATTATTGGAGTTCATAACCCAAAACAAAAACACCCCTAATTTGATAGAAGATTCTATTCTTCTTCTAAAACCTCGTCATCCGGTTCTTCTGGAACCGTTTCTACTACGATTTCTTCATCGTCATTTGCGACATTTCTATACTTCAATATAACATTTTCGCATATTTGTTGATATAGATATTCTTTCAATTTGGGATTCTTTTCAAGAACTTCCTCAAATTTCTTAGCTTGGAATTTTATCGATTTATCTTCATACTCAATTGTGTACCAAGCTCCAGCTTGTTTTATAATCTTATATGCGGCCAATATCCTGATCCAACTTCCCAAGTCGTCAATGCCAGAGGCAAAATCGAGCTGAAATTCGGCTTTTCTCAATGGTGGTCCCATTCTATTTTTGATTACTTGGGCTCCAATTTTCATCCCAATTATCCGTTCCTTTGTACCAGTACCAACTTTTATTCTGCCCATATTCTTCAATCGTATTCTAACTGAAGCGTGGAATGGCAGAGCCTTACCACCAGAAGTAGTCCATGGATCACCAAATCCCACTCCCAATTTTTGCCTTAATTGATTTGTAAATACTAACGCCACACGTTGTTTGCCAATCGTCTGGGTAATTTTTCTCATGGCTTTTGAAATCACAATAGCTTTGGTCGTTGCCCAACCATCCTTATCATAATCGGCTTCCATCTCAACTTTTGTACTAGCAGCGGCAATACTGTCAACTAATATAGTAACCAATCGACCTTTTTCCGTTTCTCTAGTTTTGAGTATAATACTTTCGATGTGTTCGAAAATTTCTTCAACGGTTTCAACATGATCATAAATCATATTTCTAACATCAACGCCAATCGCTGTTAAAAACTGTGGACTAACAGATGTTTCCGTATCAATGTAAATGGCCACCCCACCCTTTTTTTGAGTATTGGCTAGGATATGGGCACCGATAAGACTTTTACCGGTTCCTTCAAGTCCATTAAATTCTGTGATTCTACCTACTGGTATTCCTCCATGTGGAATATTAGATATTGCTAAATCTAATTCAGACGATCCCGTTGAAATTCAATCGGATACGTCCGTAGGTGTTGATTCTCCATCCAGAAAATATGCAACTGTATCATCAGCGGCACTATTCAATGAATCGGCAATTACTGAGGCTAATTCGTCTCGATCTCTCATATGCGTCTCCTAAATTAAGGGGGACCGAAGTCCCCCTATTATTATTTATCTTATTTCTTTTCCGCGAAAATTTCATCAAAATTATCAATTGATGAAGCTTCGATGGATTCTTGCATTTGAGATTTCGTAACACCCTCACCATCATCGGACGCTTCTTCGTCGTCTGGGCTAAGGTATGCGTTTAGAGCTTCAGCTAGTTCATCATAAGTGAGCTCCTGATAAATTTCACGAATATCCTTCTGTTCATTCAAGAATTTATCTAACTGTGCTTTGTTATCTGTTAATGGAGTGACATTCGGCTTTACGCGAATGGTCGTTTTTGGGAAGTTTGCATTCAGCTCTTCTGCTGATTTGTATTCCACGAGGACATCACGACCACTTGTTGGGTCGACAATATCACCGTAATCTGGATCAGACATGAATCCTAAAAGTTCTTGGTAAACGGTTTTACCAAAACCCCAGAACTTAACGCCCTGATCTTCTTCACCACGTACTATAATAGGAACATAAGTTCTCATTTTTGCACTCAGTTTCTTGGACAATTTCCAACCTTCGGAGTCGCCTGAAGCACGGAGCTTCTTAGCGAAATCTTCAATTGGGTCTGGTCTTTGAAATGATGTTGGGGATAGGTAGTTTTTTCCACCTAGATCATAGTGAAAGTACAGCTCAATAAATGGATTATCCATATCCATTTTATAAGGTACTAATCTGATTAGGTTTCTACCTGGGGAAGGTTTCCACAGGTTGTTTACACGGTGGTTTGATGATTCAAGTTGTTCTAGTCGCTTCTTCAATGCATTAATATCGGTCATTATTTTTCTCCTAATTTTTCAATGCTTATTTGTTAATGTTTTACTTGTTACTATTTAATTATTCATTAAATAAAACCCTTTTCACATTAATATATAGTAAGCATGCGGAGAAAAACGCCGCTTTATTTCGCTATTTTTTAAAATAATCTTATGAAGTTTTTATTATCTCAGATTCAAATTCCCCTCAATATCTACCACTAAAAATTGTGCATTGGTTTGAATTTCCACTTCAAGCTTGACCGATTCTCCGGATTCAATGCGTTCCATTACTTGAGTATGGAGTGGAGCATTTTGATATATCAAATGATAATCATTTACATTTTTTGGAGTTAATACGACTTCCATTATCCATTTTCCCTTGTATTATCGTTGGGATATGATGGCAATGTTTCAATCAATTTCATAAATCCCAATGCTACTGTTATTGACGCCAAAGCGCCCGATAGTAATACCATCTTAAATTTCCTCTACTCCCGATTCAAGTGCCCAGTTATAGAGACCTTCATCGTTCATAATCCACAATCTACGTTCGTCATCATCCAAATCGAAATTTGGTTGGTCGATAGCCGTTCGAATCATTAAATCCAATTCGGCTCTGTTGTCGTCAATAAATTCTTGTAATGTCATTTTAATTTTCCTCTTGTTCCATTTCTTCTATTAATACTGGAATAGTTTGGTCGTATGGATTTCCACCATTTGCCCAGTTATCCAAGTGTGCCACTAAATACGCATCGACTGACATTTGATTATCAGTACCCGATACGGCTTCTTCGATTAATTCGATAGCCTCATTAATTTTCATTTGAGCGTTTTCTAGCAATTCAATCTGATCACTTTTTGTCATTATATTATCCTTTATAATTCTTAGCTATTAATGAACCGTCCCACGCCTTTTCAGCAGGGAAATCATATTTGTTAAATCCAGAGAAGTAACCAAAGGTGTTACCACCTAAAGCGACCACTGCTTTGTTTAGAAAATCAATGTACTGAAAAGCAATACTCTTGCTCATTCGTACACCCTTTAACCGAGTGATTTCCTCACCAACTTTAACGAAAAAACCCTCTTCGTCTTTCATTAGTTCGTACTCAGTTTCATACCAAAATATTCCAGTTATTTTTCTCATTTGATTGTCCTCTCTTATCATACCTGAAGATACAAGAAAAAAATGACAATGTCAAGCGTTATTTTGCTTTTTCGCAAAAAAAAAGCACCATTTCTGATGCTTTCTTCGGTGTACAAGTGTATCTTAACGACTCAATGCCATTTTGACATTCTCTGAGCGGAATTTGTAACTCCGCCCATTAACCACATTTTCAGCGATGATGGGCATCTTACGATTCCGAGTTTTCAAACCAGTGATACGGAATGTCTTGCCGTTTGACATGAATTCACGACCCAAATCGGTTGGTTCCAAACCGTAGTAATGTGCCTCAGATTTAAAATCCAACGCCTCACGGGATTCCACACCGACCTCGCGGAACTCAAATTTGGGAGCGAATGAAAGTGAATCAAACTTCCCACCCTTATTCTCTACTTCCAAACCGTTCTTTGCAGCAAATTCTGCCAATACGGTTTCTAATTCTGTTCCTAATACACGTGCGCGTCTTCTATCCATTTTTTTCTCCAATTGTGTTTTGTTTTGACTTTCTTATCATACCTGAAGATACAAGATAAAAATGACAAAGTCAAGCGTTTTCTGCTATTATTTTAATTTATTTTTAAACACTTTCCAAAAATTTGGCTGTTACATCAACCACATTTTCCCGTAGAGCGTCATTAAATATAATCTGATGTTCCATTTCGATGGTTTCTTCACAATCAAATTCAATCATTATAAATCCATTGTCAACCATTTCTTGAACGTCCCGTTTAGAAAACCAATAAGACATATCAGCCATGCTACCAACTGCAGTTTTCCAAATCTTACCGTCTGTCCTATGAATATCATCATGGGGCATGGGCATTTCGGCCAGTCTCCTATCGGTTAGTTTTTCAAGTACTAACTCACCATCAAATTTAACTGTCCACATTCCATCAGTTGTTGCTTTGTGCTCGATTCTGTAAAGCTTCATAACTTTCTCCTTTATTTAAAAATCACCCTCGGCCACTTGAAAACATGGTATTCCGACCACTTCTCTCCAGTGTTCAACCATTTGATCACGGTCATCCAATACGAATAACACGTTGTATTTGCCCTTGATTTCAGCCTCATATAATTCATCTTTAATGATTGAATCTCGGCGTATATCATCTGGTGCTCTCATGAATAGGTTGTCCCCGTATGTTACTGGGAACCAAGTCTTATCAGCGAACCATCGGATTGTTTCATCGCGAGCGTGTCCATCACGGCCTGATAAGAATATGATTTTAACCATATCCTCTTCAGGAATACAATGTTCCATATCAGTCCAATTGCAATGTTGGATGAATTTCAACAACTCATGTACTGGTTCATTTACATCATCCTTATATACAGCAGACCAATCGAATGGTCCCCTGTTGGTCATCTTTGCAATAGTACCATCAATGTCAACCAAGATACATTTTTGTAATGACTCATCCTGTTTGATATAGAACGACCCATTTGTGCTTGGTGGATAATAGCTCTTAGGAACTATGTTTAAATTCTTGTTGATGAATTTCGTGAAGAATTTTTTAACCACACCCTCTGGAACTTGATCAATTACAGGACGGCCAGCATTTCTCTTCAAAGCGGTCTTTAAATCTACATCGATATATTTTTCAATTACTTCAACATCACCGACTTTTTCGGCAATTTTGTGCCATTGTTTACGCACTTTCCCCTTTAAGTTGGTATCATCTGAAATAACATTCAGACCCTTTTTCAATGCCTTTTTGGCCATATCGAATGCAGTCTTAGCTACAACCATTTCTAGTTCATCCGAATATGCTCCGCCGTTCATCATCATTCTGAGATCGTCGCGGTTAATCCTAACCCAATTTGATGGGTCTTTACGCACTATTTCTTTGGCGATAGTGGACTTGCCAGCCCCTGGTACTGCCACCATTATAATTAATTTATTCATTATCTAAATCCTCTAGTTTCCGTTGGATATTGCGCGCTTCGAACGCTGTCCAATTCTTTTCGTAAATATTTGATACAATTGGCCAAATCTCCGTGTTGTTCTTTTGTCGCTTCCCAATCACTAGGGAAGTGACCCATGTCATCCAATTTAATCAGTTGTTTAATACGCCGTAATTCCTGACCGCATAATTCACAACATACCGATTCGTCATATTCGTATGTTTGATTAGTCATTTTTAATATCCCGATTCGTTGTCTTCAATGATTTCATCGATGTTATCCTCGGTGACTTCATCGGAATGCATCTCGTATATGTCAATGTCCACATTTTCCCCACGGATTTCAATCAATGGTTGTAAACTTGTCCCGTCGGGAGACGCCATAGCATCCCTTACCGTAATGGTTCCATAATATTCAGTTTCAATTGTCTTGGTCATTTTTAATCTTCCTCATATCCATATAGTTCATCGAGATGTGCCCACATATCTGCAAAGAGTACCCCACGCTTTAGAGCGTATCTGAATGTTGGGTATTCCTTAGTGTATGCTTTAAACATGCGATGCCCGTTCCTCTTTGACCGGCGGGTGTTTGCAATCCTGTCCGATAATTTTAGAAACGTGGCTCCGTGGCTTTCTCTTGTTTTGGGGTAAGTTTTCATTCCCCGTTCAATTCTGTTTTTTCCCAATTCGTTGGTAACTCTATATACCAAATCAGCAACTACCGTTCCAACCACCTTTTCCAAATCTCCATAGCTGGTATCTGTATCTTCCAATACGTCATGGTTCCATGCCGCTGAAATCAGTTGTTCGTAGTTTTCGGAGAATCCCCGAATTAGATGCTTAAATTCTTCAACCACGTTTACCACTTCGCTCAAGTGGGTTTCATATGGTTTTCCATCATAGGTTTGATTTGCTATGCTGTGTCTATGTACTGCGTACGATTTTGCTTTCTCAATCATCATCTTCCTCCAAATAGTCGGTCATGTGTTCGTTTTCAAACATAACTTTTTCTAAAAATTCTGCCAGTTCCTTGATGTGATGGGCCTTAAATTCAAATTTGTCCCATTCTCTAATCATTCCAGAGCCTGAATCGATTGAATACTGACCATCGGGCTGAGCTGATAATGTCAATAAAGGTAATGGAACCGTTGTTGTCTCTTGCCCATAATAGGAACGTTTTTCCATTTCACGGGTTTTACTAGCTATATCAATAGTTCTAGTCCCACGAGTTGTGACATTAAAATTTCCATCATCGAATTCTGAAATTGCGTTGTATTTGAAATCTTCAACTTTGTTTTTCTCATCGATTAATTGCCGAATATGTTGCTCATATTGTTTCATCGCGTCGTTGGCCAATGTGAATATTTTCTTAAATTTACCCAATTTCTTTTCACGACGATCTCTGTGGTACAGAAAAGAAGCGTATCCCGGTTCATATACAAATCTACCTGGAGACACATTTGAATAAATTTCAGTATGGGTAATCGAAATTCTGAATTCGTTTTCGTTTTCAATTTTACCAGAAGTGTTTTTACCCCAAATTCTGATATATTGGTCTCTTACCCGTTCAATTTCAATCGAAATATACGGACTTTTCTTAAACAATTGAACCAAATTTAGGTTCAAAAATGCTTCTAATTTATCAAATTCTTGTTTGGTTACTATAGCCATTTTATATACTAATTCCTTTAAATGTGGGGAATGCCCGTTTTAATACCAATTTATCCCAATCACTAAATTTTACTTCGGGTATTAAAACCTTAGGCTTTAATTCCGATGTCATTGGGTTGTGATTCATACCACTTAAAAATATAGTTGCACCCACGGGATATTCAACAAAATCACCCATTTCGGCGAGACGCAAAAAATCACTCCTAAAAATATCAGTTAATAGTCGTAATTCATTTTTCGTAATATTTGTAAACATTGGTATTTCCTCTCTTATCATACCTGAAGATACAAGATAAAAATGACAAAGTCAAGCGTTTTCTGCTATTATTTTAATTTATTTACCATTTTTTCATTCCATTTGGACATCCAATGATCATCAGTTGCCCCGACATGACCAGCACGGACACATTTTCCAACCGAATCAGCGAAGTCGTCATAGTGAAATCTGTCAGCCAGACGAACTACATAACCTTCAACCTCATCACCATCCAACCCATTTATCATCAAATCGTCTCCAATTTCACGAATTATCGATTCGTCATATATTCCTTCATATATTGTAGCGACCGGTGTTAATCCCAAATCTTCAATATAATGAAGTGTAGATTTCCATGATAAACAAATATTGTCAGCTTGCCATATTGAAAATGCTTGGAAATAACTGTCCAGATATTTATATTTGATAGCGTGTTCTGCATATAAATTTTCACCACACACGCGCCACCCTGCAGGGAGACGGTGCCTGATAGAACCATGGATTCCCTTTACATAATTGCGACTATTGTGATGTCTACTATCCAATGATCGAGCATGGAAATGGTCGTTGTACATTGTCGTATTCTCACCATCCATTTTCACAGTTACAACAACTTCTTTGCCAATAAATTGATCAGGATTTTCCATCATCTTGTCATCATTCTGAAGTCCTTCCGACCAAGGAAAATGATACGTTCGTGGGTACTTGAAATATTTTTGTGTTTTACCCCACTTGTCATAATCCAATCTTGGATCGTATGTCCCATCGGGGAGAATCACTTCTTCAATGCCAATAATTTCCCTCAGATCGGCTGGAGTAATATCACCATTTTCCGCTTCCAAGTGATGTTTGGAGCACAATGAGGCCCCATTGTCCAAGTAGTACCCACCATCTTTAAACAGTTTCCTGTCCATTATATGATGTGCATCGACCGCCTCTTCACCACATATTACGCATAGTGAAATATCACGTTCAAATACCTGCATCCCAAATTCTTTTCTAGTTAGTAACATTATGTAACCTCTTATAATCCTCGTCCTCAAATATGATTTTACCATCACGTTCCACACGGACAATATCAAATTTTATGTTTTTCTTAGACGTGAAGTCTTCATTATGTGTGCCCCAAATGCTTCCAGCATAAGTTAGATACACCCTGTTATTTCTGAATGTCAATGAATCGTATGGTTGTAAATCTTTTAATTTCATTTTTTTACCCTTATTTCTATCTCATATAAATAATCCCAATGGCCACTTGGTTGATATTTTATGACCTTTGGATGATATTTTAATTTGTGCAATGTATCTTCAATCCCGAAGATTGTATCCATCGCCTGTTTTACACTATCTTTGCGAGTACCCATATTTCCACGAAATGATACCGAAATATTCACAGCCTTTCGTGATCTTCGGATTTCCACCGATCCCAATCCAGAATGATATGTTCCATTATCAGCCTGTCTGGCCACCTCTGCAACATCTGTTAAATTATCTGAATTTATTACATCCGATATTGTCCCATCCATATCTTCTGGTAGTTCAAATAGTGTGTGTTCGTCAGTCATTTTGTCCTCTTTTCCTTAGATGAAGATACAAGATTATCCGCACAAAGTCAAGCTTTATTTTGCAATGCCGCAAAAAAAACCCCCAATCGGGGGCAGTTTTAGTTTTCTTTAGATTCTCATTCGGTTACATTAATGATTGTATATATCCGGGTGGGTATTTTAACAAACCCAGAGGAGTTCGTAAGCAATAAATTATTTCTGAATTCGTCTCAATCTATTGGAAATGTCTTATCCAGTACCCCATTGTTCTTACGCCTAATCACTTCATTAAGAGCGTTAATGGTATATAGTGTATTGGATTGTTTTTTTCTATGCAAGGAAATGGTATCCTTATTTGTAAGGTAATTTTCAGTATCCTGTTCTATATTGTATGTGCATATCAACTGGTGGAAATTGTCTTCATTTTGAAACACGTATATTTTATTGAATAGTATTTCATGGTAATCAATGATTAAATCTATCGTATCGTGCAACTGATTCCGTTTTGTGAATGAGCAAAGTAATTGCGTGTGCATATTGCATTTCCTTTCGTAGCGGGGGATTATTTATTTCCGATTTCCACCAATTTCTGTTTAAGTTCCGATATCTTTTCTTTAATATATGGAGCATTAGCTGGTGCCGCGTCTTTTAATTCTTCTTTATATTCAGCAATGGATTTTTTTAGAAAATTCTTTTCTTGAAGTGGTGGCCACTGATCAATATCCATACCATATTGTAGAGCGTTAGCCATAAATGTGGTTTGCACTATTTCCATTGTAGGTGAAGCTCCTATACCCCTTGATCTGGCCGACATTTTGAATAATGGATATTCAGTTCCATCTTCGTGTTTTATTTTTATAGACCCATCCCTTGAACCGTCTTTATAATCAATTACCAATTTCGATTCAATTTCATCCATTAACATTTTTTTATATTTATCTTTTTCATTATCTGGAGCATCTCTGAATTTTTCGAGTATATTTTTGGATTTGTTACCAAATATCGTCATCAATGTCTTTTCACTCAATTTCGACCCATCTGGTGGAATACCATAAACAGTAATAAACTTATCCAAACTCTTATTGGGAGTAATGCCCAATGTTTCATCAATATGAATTCCATGCAAAATATGTTTTTTAAATCCATCTTCAATCTGTGGATTGTCCTTAACGGATTCCAAAAATCTAGATAGAAGTCTAGCATCAGCATTTCTCATATTATTATATACTTCCGGATTGGTTTCTCTAAAAGATGAAGATTGTGCAATCTTAGCAAACGTCCTAACATCAAGTCCATTCATTTTCCCAGATTTCCCAGAAATTCTATTTACAAATTCCGAGTCGATCCGTTTTCTATATTTTTCAAAATTTGGGCCCAATGTGTCTCGGGCATATTTGTCGTCTTTTAATAATTTTTTCAAAATTTCATTTGAATTTGCACTTTCCGCAAATGCACTGGCACCTTCATTAACCTGTTTTTTCAAATCGGCAACATATGACTTTTTACCAGCCTTTTTCTTAAATTCTTCAAGATCGGATTTGCTCACCCCACCTTTGGTTAATTCTACCGATATTGTGTCAAATACTTTTCCATATCCACCATTGCTCAGAAATACCTGTCCGCTCTTTTTAAGGCTTATCCCAACTCTAGTTCCATCTTTTAATTTAACAAACATATCCGAAGAAGTCCCATGACCAGTAGTATTTATAGCGGAATTTCCTTCTGGAGTATCCCACATAATTTCATCTATATTATCCATTCCAAACATGCTTTCAATAGATTTGCCAGACGCGATAGCTGCCGTTACCCATTCTTTAGTTAAAACGGATTCCTTTTTATTAGCAATATCCATTAATTCAGATTCGATTTCATCCATGGATTTTCCACTCTTAAGCAATCTCAATGTTTTGTGAACCGCGGCTTCTCCTGCTCTCGATTCCGCTGTTCCGGCACCGACACCCTTTATTCCCGTTTGTTTCGCCTGAGCTTTAGCACCTTCTTTTGTCATCATTAGAGCGGAGTCGGTTTTTTGATGATCAGTACTAGTCAATTCTTCATGCTTTTTATCAGTGCCTTGATCCCCATTGTCCCGACTATCAGATTTTGGCTCATCTTTTCCTCCAGATTCACCATCAGATTTTGCCGGTTCTCCAGTTTTAGGATCACCCTTGTAATAATGGCCACCCTTTGGTCCAGTTTCGATTTCCGCTCCGGCCGGTGCATCCTTATCATTCTGAACATACACCTT